ACAAGCAGCAGCGATGAACACTGATTATGCGAACAAACTTGCTGCTTCAGGTCAACTGCAGAACATCGCGGGTCAAACACAATCATTGGGTCTGGGTGATGTTAACGCCTTATCTACTCTAGGTGCTCAACAACAAACTAACGCTCAAAATCAACAACTGTTCCCCATGCAGCAGCTGGCTTCAGAGTCTCAGCTTCTTAAAGGTTATACGGTGCCTACATCTGTTTCTTCAACTTATACGGGTCCAATTCCTGGAGCATATCAGGCTTCCCCGCTTCAACAAATTGCGGGTTTGGGGGCGCTGGCTGCTGGNNTNTCTTCAACACCTTTTGGTCAAGCCNTCGGAACAGGGGNTCAAAAATTATNCGACAATCTTACCAAAGTCGCTCCAGGGGGTACAAGTTATGCAGGTTTAGACGCAAATGGAAACGCCTTATATTGGAACNCAAAAACTAATCAAATGGAAAATGACAGTGGGACTGTTGTTCCAACTGATTGGAGTAATTAAAGGATAAATTATGGCACTACCATCAGATTCAACCAACACTAGCAGTCCTCTTTCGAGTTTAATTCCGATGGGCTCAAGTGACGCTTTGAAACAAATGTTCGAGGCCAACTCAAATTTGAGCAAGGCGCTTGAGCAACGCAATGGTGGTATAAACTGGTTCACAGTTGCGGGCGCGTTGATGAATCCTGGACGTACAGGTGGCGCGGGTGAAGCCTTAGGCAACGCTGCGACTGAAGTGGGTCGTCAACAAGAGTTGCAACAAAATCAAGCCCCGCAGATTGCTAAAATGAAAGCCGATATTGCTGCAAGCAATTACTCTTTGGCCAATCAACAAGAAGCCTTGGGCATGCTTCAGCCACTACTCGGAACTAGTAATCCTCAACAGACCCAACAAGCCATTGCGTCAGGCAATGTGCCTACAAACCTATTAGACCAAATTGATGACAAAATGCTAGCCACCCTTGAGTTCAAATACCCTCAGCTGGGTAATGCTCTTAAAAGCGGAATGAATATGGCTATTGAACGCCAGAAACTTGGTCAATCACAAAGAACTAATGATATACAACTAGCTGAGAAAGTTGCAAATGCGGGTCCAGAGTTTTTGAACCTTTTACCTGCAAATTCATATAAAGGGCAAGATCAAACGGCTATGGGTGTTCCACCCAGTCAAATGCCCGCTCAAGCTCCTGCGCAACCTATGCCCCAAGCAGCCCCTAGCCCCGTTCCCGTAGCTGCTCCTGCGCCCGTTTCTGCGCCCGCGCCTCAAGCACCCTCTACTGTTTCTAGAAATACAATGAGCCCTGGAACGGGCGGTTTGAATTTTACGCCCCCTGTTGCGGGTGCTCAAATATCAAGCGGTTTTGGTCAAAGACCTAATCCTTTTGATAAAACTCAAACCGAGTTTCATAAAGGAGTAGATTTTGCTGCTCCTGAGGGTTCACCTATTCAAGCCGTAAAAGGCGGTACGGTCAAAATGGCAGGTGCGAACGGAAATTATGGTAATTATGTTGAAGTTGATCACGGTGACGGGTCTTCTTCATATTATGGTCATTTGAAAAATTTGAACGTCAAGGCGGGAGAGAAAATACCCGATGGTGCGCCTATAGGCACAGTTGGGGCTACAGGAAAAACCACTGGACCTCATGTTGAGTTTGGTGTAAAAGTGGGCAACATGAATGTTGACCCCAATGAATATTTCAAAGCCAAACATGTTGAAAGCTCACGTCCTGCGCCATATGTACAACCTTCAAAAGAAGATATTGTAAAAGCCGATGCAGATTTGATGAGTTTACCTTTGAATGAACGTAATAAGGTCAAAGCTGAACGCTTAGCAAAAGCCAATGAAGGCAGTCAGGCGCTTTTAACAGAGATTAGAAATACTAATCCTGCGATGCTTACGGGTTCTCTTGAGAATATGAAAAAGCTCAATTCATTTGCAACACATGACGCTCACTTGTGGGGCTTGATGCAGAAGCAGGGTATGTTCCAAGGTCTTTTGAACGCAGCACAGGAAGGTGCTAGCTTAGACATTCCTTCAGCACAGATGAAATTGAACCTTCCTGTTGAAAAGTTTCTTCAAACTGTTAAATTTAACCCTGAAGATCAAGCAAAAATACGCGAGATCGGTAGAATTTTCGGTCAAGAATTTTTGAATAATGTCAAAACCAACAAAGGTTTGTTAGGTATCAACCCCACTGACAATGATGCAAGGCTCTTGGCTGCACCGATGGCTACGATTGAAGATAGTGCTAAGGCGGTTCAACACTGGACACGCCAACACGCGCTTGATATTTATCAAAAAATGGATCTTCAAAAGGCTTATCAACAGCAGGAAGGCGTTACGGGTAAAACTGCTGATCCTGGACTTTTCTTCAGACCTGAAAGTCGTTATCATACTATTCTTAAAGATTACTCAGACGCTAGAATGAAACTGTTCAATCAATTTTATGGGCATCAATAATGGATTCAACTCAAAATTCATCTCCGCTTGATCAAGTTAATTCAATGTTTGGTAATCCCGCTGGAGTCAGCGCGCCTGCAGTTGCCCCGCAACCCGCAGCTCAACCTCAGGTACAAACAACGTCAACCGCGCCCAGTATCCTTGCGAATCAAGATTCAATGTTTAATGAACCTATTGGCCCATCTCATAGCTCGGTTGAACAAGCCAATGCATATGCTGCGAAAGGGGTTGATTTAAGCGGAGGTGTTTCGTCAGGTTCGCCCGCAAGTGTAGTTAGCAACGCACCTAACCCACAAGATGCTGCAGCAGTTGGGGCGGTCGCGGGTGCAGTTGTAGGTGGCAAAAGTGCGATTACCCCTGCGCCTAAAAACAATTCTCTTTTGAATGCAAAAGCCACAGCATCTGCTCAAGATGCAGCAGCTACGAGATTGAATCAACTCGGTAATGCCCAAAAAGCTGAGCATTTACAAAAACTTGAAAATGCAAAGCTCGCTTTAGATGATGCTAGAATAAAACATGCTCAAGCCACTGCTGAGCATTTATCAGTACGAGAAAAAACTATAAATTTAAACGCTTTACCTATTGAAGAGGCGCCATTAACAAAAATGGAAAAAGAACTTCTTGATAAAGCGATTTCTGAGGCCAAAACTGCAGGTATTTCAATTGATGAAGGGGCTATGGCTCATAATATCAAAATGGGAAATATACGTAACTATAATCAAGTTCGTAAAGGCATTGAAGGGACTAAAAAGGGCTTAGAGCTTTCACAAACTGTACCAATGACAGATATGAAACAGATTGGGCATTTGATTGTACCCAGCTCAATTCCAGAGTCTGCTTTACTTAATCCTGAGCAAATTGAAACTCAAAAAAGATATTTGCAAACCAAAGATATAATGAAAACCACTGCATCAGAAGTTGCTAAGCATCAGGGTGTTATCGATAGTTTGAATAAAAAAGGCGCAGTCACACCCCAGTTAGAGAATAAAATGCTCGACAAAAATGTGAAAGCCGTTGAATCCGCTGAAAAAGCTAAATTTCTTCAAGATGCATTAAAAGAATCAACACTGTCAAAAATTGGTCGATTAGCAGGTAAAGCGGTAGGTCCAATTTTAGGCGGTGCTGGTGTAGGGTTTGAAGGCGCGGAAGCTATGAGAGATTATGAAAAGGGTGATTACGTACCTATGGCTCTTCATGGCATGAGCGCACTAGGCAGTGGATTATCTATGGTGCCTCACCCCCTTGCGAAAGGGGTAGGCTTGGCTATGGCTGCTCCTGGAATGGCTTACGATATTTATAAAGAGCTTCATCCAGAAGCGTTGCCCTCAGGGAAAAAGTAACCCTTGCCCATCTTGAGTCATGGTCGCTACATGCCACGCCTCAAGCCAGATATTGTAAGGGTCTTCAAGAAGATCAGTATTTTTAGTAACTTGAAGAAGTTTTATCCAATCCTCATATGCGTCATGAATTTTCTTTTCTTCAGCCGATGCATATAGTTTTTCGTTAGTCATAAAAAGCCTCCTATTTTGAGTTTATAAGATAAAGAGCCAACAAAGCTGCTTCAGCGCGACCGTCATCTTTTTTGCGTTTAAACAGTTCCGCTTTTTGAGGCCACATACGCATAGCTAGCTCGCGTGAAGCGTCTTTGCTTGTAGTCAATTTCATTTTCTTTTTCCAGACCGCAGGGGTTACAAACTCATACGGAATATCCATACCTGCGAGTGTGCCTTCAAGAATACCCAGAGAGCGCCCGAAATTAAACATGCTAGTAACGCCTTGTCCTGGCATTGCCCCCACCAGCTCTAAGATAGCTTCAACGCGGGCTTCTTTGAATATCCTCAGCTCAGCACAAATGGCTTGCGGATTGACTTTCTTTTTGATAGTAGCCCCGCTTTTCATTTCAAGCACAGGCATGTCAAAGATTTGAACAATGTCTGAGTCTCGGTCAAGCACGGCTATAGCCCCGCTTGCTCCTGGATCAACGCCTATGAAATAGTGGTGCATATGCCGCCTTTTGGTTCGTAATTATCACATGCTGCAATCTGATCATCAAGGGTTAAATTTTTCTCATGATAAGCGCAGTGCCATTTACCGTCTTCAGCAGGGTGAGAGAATTCGCATGACCTGCAGGTTTTGAGCGGGGGCTTTTTATCATAGCAAACTTCTTTGTAATCACACCATCGGCAGGGGAAACCCTCGATGTTTTCGCTGACCCCTGCAGGGCGCAAGTCAGCTTCAAGAAGTACTTTGATTCTAAGCATTATCTCGCTTTGAACTTCTAAGTCAGGTTTGATTCTTTTCACATAATACTGTTCATTATCTTTGTTGAGCGCAACGTAAAACGCGCGATCAATACCCGAGCACAACATGCCCGCTTGCATTTGAAAGTAATGCGCGGGTTTTGACTCTTGAACGCCCTTTTTCACAAGGTCATCAAAAGACTTTGTGTTGTGCGTTTTAATCTCAAGTACATGAGGTGTGTTTTCAGCGCCATCAATACCTTTGATGATGCCGTCTACTTTGACAACAAAATGCCCCGTGTCATCAGTATATGTGTACTGCTGCCCGTGTGGGTCAACCGCCCAAACTTGACAACCCGCTTGAATCAAATCATCAATGATGCGTTGCTCCTGCAGGTGTCCTGTATTGAAAAGCCTTAGCATTCTGCCGTCAAAGTCAGATACGTCATACGCGCGCCACGAGAGCCAGATTTTTCGCAAACATGAGTCACCTATGCTTGAAGCGCCCAGTCTGGACAGACGTATGGGTTTGTGCGCATTCAATTTAATGTTCTCATAAATACGGTCAATCAATTTGACCTCAGGGGCGGGTATCATAATGGGTATGGGTTTTTTAGTGGCCATAATAGAAGGTGGGGTGGCATGGTCTAGAAACCAGAGGAAACGCGGTTATGGGTTTGTTAATTAAAGGTTAACGAGGGAAAATGACTACCCCGACCCATATAACGCGACTGCTCTTGCCACCCCAAAACCTTTAGTCCCAAGGGTTTTTCTTTTTAGAAGATTTTGGAGCAGCTTTTTCAAGTGCTTCTAAATCATCTTTCATATCTTCAAAACCCGTCTTGCCAATTTTAGCAATCGCTTCAGGAGATAAAGAGCTTGAAATTATATAGCCTTCAATACGGTTTTTATCAGAATAACCGCCTGTGCCCTTTTCAATACCCACGGCAGCTTTGAATGACTTTTCAATCAAATCGTCAAAAGAAGTTGCATTGGGCTTACCCGCAGCTTTGGCCCATGCGGCAACTTGCTCACGACCAATTTTCTGAGCTATTTCACTGCTGTTATGGATATTGAAATTATTCCAGATCTTACGACCAGAATACTTACCGCCCAAAACTTCAAAAGTCGCAGAAATCATTGTACCGCCACTCTTGGTTGTTTTTTCAACCGCCTCAGTGCAAGATAATATATAGTCACCTTTAGGAATGGGGTCATAATTACGATCTTCTGATGCGTATTCGTTCAAATCAAAACCAAATTTACTCATTTTTATCTCCTTATTGAATTACGGGAATGTACTTGATAATCTCTTCATACTTCATCTCGAAAGAATCAGGGCATGAATACCTGTTTTTTGCAATGTAAGCAGGGTTCTCAACAACGTGAAGAAGACGCTCACCTGTTGTGACACCACGGCTTACTGTATTGTTGAAACCTACGTCAGCTTTTTTGATGATGATTTTGAAACCTGCGTAAGCGATTACGTCACACCATTCTTGAAGAAGCGCATTACAGCGGTTAGGTAGTTTAGGTGAAAAACGATCATAGGGTTCAGTCAAAGGATTTTCATAACGAATCACATTTGAATGCGCAAGCAATACAATGTTCATCATGCGCTTACGACGTAATGAGTCCAGCCCCTGAAGGATCTCGCGAAATGATTCAGCCACGTATACTTGATTCTTGCCGTAGCCAAGGTCTTTTGCGTCATAAGAGCTCTCAATATCTTTAGATATCAAAGGTTCAACTAACCAGTCAACCGAGTCAACCACAAGGGTCTTGAACGAATGCTCTTCTTTCAGAAGTGTTTTTATATTCTCAACCACATCACTGATTTCACCTGCTTTAGGAAAAGAGGTTACATCAAGTGAGTCTAGGCCATTTTCAGTGTTAATGAAAATAGGCTCGGGAAATTGAGAGGCAATGGTCGATTTACCTATGCCATGATTTCCGTATATGCAAATACGGGGCGGAAGTTCTTGCTTGCCTTTTACAAGCCCGTTCATGAAACTCATGTTATTTCCTTTATTAAAGTTGAATTGCTACTTCATAGTAGCGGAAAGCCCTGCTATCGAATTGAAGAACTTTCAATCTGATTCCAGGATTGTTTTGTGCAATCACACCAACACATACGCCCGAAAGCAGTGGGTTACCAATAAGGCATAAATAGTCTCCTTCGTTAAAATCTTGCAACACCTCTCTTGCGTGTTTAACGATGTCAACTTTGCTAATGTCGACGTCGGTAAACACATGCTCTAACACCCCGAAACGTGCAGCATCTTTGATAGTCTTGTTTAGAGAATTATCAACTATCCAACACACGGGAGCTTCTATTTCCATATACACTCTCCTCTTACAAAAAACGGGCTGCGCCAATATCAGAAACAGTCTTCTTCGCCGCAGCCAAATACCAATTAAAATCAAGATCAGCGGGGATACCGTCAGGCATGCGCATACACGCCCGAGCCCCATCAGTCTTGGCGACCTTGTTGCCATTGCTCGCATATGTGATAGGCGGGAGTTGATCAATAGTTTGATACCACCTTACTACCCTACCGAGGTGCACGTCGCCTTGAACGCCCCCACCTGTAACATTTCTCACACTGATAAAATCAGTTATGTCCTGACTCATAAAAGTTTCTTCAAACGGCTTCCCATGCGCGAGCCACTCGGCTACGGCTTTTGAAACGATAGGTGCAGTGGGGTTTTTGCTCAAAGTAGGTTCAGCATAAATGCCTTTAATTTTAACCTTGCGATCTTTTTTGACTGCGTAATAATTATTCACATCTTTCAGCGCTACGGAACGATATGGTGTAGATTCAAACATAAAACCCGTTAGTGCGCTGAACTCATTGATTATTGTACTGACATCAATACCCCAGCTCTTTTTGTAATAAAGCATGATACCGTCAGTGTTTGCTGAAATGACTTTAACGCCTTCATTTTCAAGAGTTTCAATAAGAACCAACAATGTCAACTGACCCGTCAAAGTGATGTTTATCATAACATCGGGTGAATAGAGCGGTGAATACTTATTAGCGGTTTTACCGAATGTGCCATTTAAAGCGATCCGCAATGTGTCAGCTATGACCATGTTGCCCGCTTTTTTACCTGCAAGACGGCGCTCAAAAAGCCTACGGTACTCATTCAAAAACTTTTCACCCGTGTTCATGGGTATTAAATTGCAGTTTAACATGATTGCAGGGTAATACGAGGCCACATCAAAATCCATCACGCAATACTCATCATCAGTTACGTAGCAAACTTTGCGGTCGTGTGTTGAGTGCAACCCGCCTACGCCCATTTGATAAACCCCGTCACCTATCTTAACTAGATCTTCCTTCAGGAATGCGGGTAGCTCTACATGGCCACTTGTAGGGCGCACTTCATAGACATGACTCTGCATTCTATCTCTCAGCTCATTTAAATCATTTCTCTTGAAATTGATAAACTTCGGCGCATTATAACGAACGCTGTTGGGTACGTGCTGAACGCCTTTTTTCAAACCGAGGCGCTTCAAAAACATATTTTCAGCAACCTGAGAGTCAGACTTTGAGCGAGCATCAAACCCGTACTCTTTGCTGATTTCAACTCTCAATTGAATTTGACCCTGCAGCCTCATGTAGAGCTCTTCGGTTGTATCAAGATCGTTCTCACAATACTTGGCTACAAGGTCAAAATCGTTCGCCTTGATTTCAGACGCGTGGTGAAACGGCAAGTCTTGAATCAAAGGCATATTCATGCGCGCCCCGTAAGTTTTCAAACTCACAAAGCTAGGCGCGACTTCTATTAAATCAATGTGGTCAATAACGGGTATTTTAAATTTATGCTCTTTCTCGACTACCCACGACATAAGATTTTGCTCGATAATATCATTGGCAAGCTGCTTGGTCTGTGCGATGGTTTTACCAGAAATGAAAAAACCAATAACAGGCATATCAAACCGAATACCATTAAAGCTGACAAATGTGTTTTGACTGGCGAAAAGATCTTTCAACATTTGGCGTGAGTCATCTTCATGACCCCAAATGTAAAAATACTTTCCGCTTTCAAGCACTTTACCCGCAAACAGGAAAAGATTGCTGAATATTTCAGTATCAAACACAATAGTACTCATCTGTCTTGATTCACGTAACCCGATGTGGGTTCGCCTTCTTCGGGTTCTGTTTTTTGGAGCTCAATGTACTTTTGTAAAAAATGCTCGGCTTTGAGCAAATCTGACATGCCATTTTTCTTTTTCCAGCGCGTGATGTACTTTGTAATCTGTGCTTGAAAATAATCTAGATCATTCGCTACAACGTAATCCCAATGCTGGATGGGGGAGCTGTAGTGATACCCGCCTACTTGTTTGTCATTGGCCTTCATTGGTTCGTTCCCTTCTAAGAATGTATTCAAGTGTAGCTTGACGCCAGTCGCT